AACTCTGTTCTTGTAACACGCGCTTTGGAACTATTCTCACTCGCAGATGTTGACCCAGCAATTGCTAACGTAATTGCATTCAACCTTGCAGACTCAATCGATAAGGTTGCGATGACCACACTTAACGGTGGAACAAACGTAATCTACGGCGGTTCAACTGCTACATCAACAGCAACAATCACTGCTGCTGCAACACTAGACTCAGCAGACATCCGCAAGGCTGTTGCTAAGTTGCGTTCAGCAAAGGCTGCATACCGTAAGGGTTCACTATACTGGACAGGTATCCACCCAGAAGTTTCACACGACCTTCGTGCAGAGACAGGCGCAGCAGGATGGCGCGACCCACACAATTACTCTTCACCAGATAACATCTGGGCTGGAGAAATTGGACAGTACGAAGGCGCATTCTTCGTAGAGTCACCACGTTTGTACTCTGCTAAGACAGGTGCAGACCAGGCAACACTAGCGACAACAGCAGTTACAGTAGCAGGAGTTTCAGCCGCATTCACATTCGGCGTTGCTTCATCTTCTGTTATTGCAACACGCGCTGAGGTTGGCGATAAGATTTCAGGAACAGGCGTAGGAACATCTGCGAAGATTACTGCTATCTCAACATCAGGTTCAACAACAACATTTACTGTTGACGTTGCTAACTCTGCTGCAGTTACAGTATCAACAGTTCTAACTGTTACACCAGTAACCCGCGTTTACTCTACAATTGTATGTGGAAAGCAAGCAATGGCTCAGGCTGTTGCAGAAGAGCCACACACAGTTATCGGACCAGTCGTTGACAAGTTGATGCGCTTCCGCCCAATGGGTTGGTACGGCGTACTTGGCTTTGCTCGCTACCGCGAAGAAGCACTGTATCGTATCGAAACAGGCTCATCAATTGGCGCTCTATAAGAGTTGATTGACGCTGTGGCAGGGGGGGGACTCCCTGTCACGGAGTAAGTTCACTAAGGAGGACTAATGGCTACTTGGCTATTTAAAACACCAACAGTACAAGAAGGTCCTATAGGTAACGCACGCCTATTTTACTTTTATAAGATGGATGTTGGCGTATCAGTTGTAAAAGAAGCAGGTGTTTACTATCTTGCAAGATACTTGGTAGATTCTGATATTCCCAACTACGAAGAAGTCTATCGTGGTGGAAGAAACTATGAAGTAAGTGATGCAACTAAGGCTGCTTTAATTGCAGCAGACATTGACATAACAGAGGCAAACTTCACAGAAGTGTAGGGACAATGGGATTACATCAAATACAGACACATCCAGAGTATGTAGAAGGTTGCTTTGGTTGTAAGATACAACTTCTTGAATTATCTACTGGCGATGCCAAGCGAGATATATCTGACAAGAAATGGGTCGGAGAATTGAATGCCTATAAGGATGCGAGAGCACAGGGTATTCAACCAGCAGGAACAACACATAAGCACATCCAGCAAGCATATGCTGCAAGTGAGACTCTTAATAGGCCTTACGATGCCAACACTATGCCAACTGCAAAAAATATCACAAAACAAACCGTCGAAGTAATGAAAGAAGTGGGAGCACTATAATGCCAAAAGTAGGAATGAAAGAGTTTGCTTACACAGCAAAAGGAATGGCAATGGCTAAGGCTGAGGCTAAGAAGACTGGCAAGCCAATGAAGAAGGCTGCTAAGAAGGTTGCAAAGAAGCGTTCAATGGTAAGAAAGCGTGGCATGTAATCATGGCTGCAGCAAAAAAAGCAAGACCTAAAACTTCTTTAGAAAAGACATTTGATATTAGCAAGTTAGTGCCTAAGATGACTCCACAAGACAAAGCAAGCCTTGCTCTCTTGAAGAAGAAGTATGGCAAGGATGTTTACAAAGGTTACGGCAAGTAAAAGTCGTGAAGAAAAAAGCGTTTTGGGAAAAACCAAATCCTAAAAAGAAATCAACTCCTCTAACTCCAGCACAGAAGGCTAGAGCAAAGGCTAAGGCTAAAGCAGCAGGAAGACCATATCCTAATTTGGTTGATAATGCCGCAGCAAAAAGGAAATAAAAATGAAAGACTCAAGATTGACTCGGGCTGGTGTCGCAGGTTTTAATCAACCTAAGCGTACACCAAGCCACCCTACTAAGTCACACGTTGTTGTGGCTAAGGTAGGTAGCCAGATTAAGACCATACGTTTTGGACAACAAGGCGTTTCTGGCTCACCTAAAAAAGCAGGAGAATCTGCATCCTATGCAGCACGAAGAAAGTCTTTCAAAGCAAGACACGCAAGCAATATATCCAAAGGAAAAATGAGTGCCGCATATTGGGCAGATAAGGTGAAATGGTAATGGCAATTGATAACATGGATTCAGAAGCAGCAGCACGACGTAGAGCAGGACTTACTGCTTCTACAAAGAGTGCAGTAAAGAAGAAGGCTGTTACTAAAACAAAAGTAACTCCTGGTACTAAGGTATCACAAAAGACAATTGATAACATTAAGAGCATGGGAATGTCAAAGACTCTTGAATCATTAAAGAGTATTGGACAACCTGGTGGCAAGAATGTTCCAGCAAGCAAAGAATTTATTGAAGGTGCTCGCCGTATGTACGGTAGCCGAGTAGACAAGTATCTACCTTCAACTTATGGTAAGACTGGTTATCCATCATCAGGTGGAAAGCCAGGAGCAAAGCCAGCGGCAAAGCCAATGGCTAAGCCAGCATCAAAGGGTTCATCAGCAGCAACTAAGGCTAAAGTCATTGGCGGAACAGTAGCAGCAATTGCACTAGCCGCTAAAGGTGGGTCAGCAGGTCGCAGTGCAGCGGCTAAACTTGCTCCAGGACTAGCAAAGTCAGCCGTTGGTAAGGCACTATTTGGAAGTGGCAAGCCTCTTACATCAAAGGCATTTGCAGCAGCAAAGGCTGCACCAAAGGCAAGCGCTGCAAAGGTTACAGTTGGACCTAAGGGTTCATTCGGTAAGACCACAATGCAGCAGGCTAAGTCAGGACTTGGTACAGCATCTGAATACGCATCAAAGGCTGGTCAAGCAGCAGCACGCAAAACTATTCAGTCACGTCCAGCAGCATCAGCAGATGCAGCACGTGCTGCAGCAGGTAAAGTCACTGTAGGTAAGAAGGGCTCTTTCGGAGCAACAACACTTTCCAAGAAAACAAAAAAGAAGTAATTTAAGAAAGAGGTCGAGGCATGGCAAGCATTCCTGGTTTATCATTCTGTGCTGAACTTAACCGTTTAGCAAATGGTGGAAATTATCCACTAATGACTGCGTTTAAAGAATCGCAGGGTGCTGCCAATGCCTGGGCTGGAACATCAGGTAAAGGCTTAATTGCCGCTCTTAATTATAAGGCTGACTCAACACGTCAACCTAATAATTATAAAAATCTTAATGCTATCTGTAATGAATTAGCATCTACTACTGGACTATCTGCTCTTGCAGCGTTAAGGACTATTAATGCCTAATTTGAACGACATGATTGATGAAGTGCTTATTAACCTTGCAGGTTATACATACCAGCAAGATAGAGCAACTTACATCACAGAAAACGTAAGTGATAGCGCATCTACTATTGCTAGCCCAATAACCTTACAGTTGGCCTCTACTGATAATATTGGTAAGGGAACAATTGAGATTGATGAAGAACTTATTTGGCTAGACTCATTTGACCGTGTATCTAACACAGCAACCGTTCCGCCTTGGGGTCGCAACTATCTAGGTACAACTAGAGCAACCCATACTGCTGGAGCAAAGGTTACAATTACACCAACCTTCCCACGCTATGTTATCAAGAAAGCAATCAACGATACTATCGCAGCCTTTGGCGCGACTATCTTTGCGGTCAAGACAACAACATTTACTTTTAATGCAGCACAGACAACGTATGCATTCAATAACTTAAACATCCACAATATCATGACAATGATGTGGCAAGATATTGGACCTTCTCAGGAATGGATTCCAATCCGTCACTGGTCATGGGATGCATTAGCATCTAGCACAGCATTTGGTTCTGGAGCACAGACAGTAACAATTGGTGACTGGGTACAACCTGGGCGTACAATCAAGGTTGTCTATGCAACAGACCCTGAACCATTTACAACAAATACAGAAGACTACTCAACACAAACTGGTCTGCCAAATTCCACACGGGACGTAGTAATTCTCGGCGCATCATATCGTCTTCTTACATATCTAGACCCTGCACGTGCTGCTCAGGTTAGCCCACAGGCTGACGAGACTGACAGCAAGCGTCCATTCGGCGCTAGTGGTACAGCAACTAAGCAGTTGTACGCATTGTACCAACAGCGTCTTAAGGAAGAAACAGATAGACAACAAGCCCAATATCCAATTCGCGTTCACTACAGCCGATAGGTAACTAAATGACAACAAGAAAATACTCCTCTCGCTCCCAGCAAACTACGCTAGCAGCAGGTATTACAGATACAGCGACAAGTTGTACAGTAGTATCTGGCTCAGCGTTACTTGGTGGAGCAACCGTCCCCGCTGGTACAACATTTACTGTTGTCATTGACCCAGATACAGCCCTCGAAGAAATTGTAGACGTCACAGTTGTTAGTACTAATGTATTAACAATTACCCGTGGTGTTGAGAATGCTGGCACTGGTCAGGCTCACTCCGCTGGTGCTGCTGTTCGCCATATGGCAATTGGTCGTGATTTCCGCGAAGCCAACCTTCATATTGAAGCAACTGGTGGATACAACGACGGTACTGGCTCACACACAATGCACGGTATTGCATCAGGTGAAGGCGATGTTGTAGGTACACTTAAGACTCAGACTCTTACAAACAAGACTTTAACATCCCCTACCATTACTAATCCAAGCATCTCTGGTGCTGGAGTAGATGCAAGCATTGTCTTTGAAGGCGCTACTGCAGATGCGTATGAGACTACACTTACAGTAGTAGACCCAACTCAAGATAATACAATTACTATGCCTAACGCAACAGGTACAGTAGTACTTGCAGCAGTAGCGCAAACTCTTACTAACAAAACTATTGATATGACTGGCGTCACACTTACTGGTCTTTCATCTGCTGGTATGTCAGTATCATCTGCTACACCAAAGAATTATGTAGATAGCATTCTAGGCTCAGCAACATCTGCAGCCACTAGTGCTGCATCTGCAGCCACAAGTGCAACATCTGCTGCTACATCTGCAGGAAGTGCAGAGACATCAGCAATTGCTTCAGCAGCATCAGCCACAACTTCAGCCAGTTCAGCAACAGCAGCAGCAACCTCTGCTACATCAGCAGCAGCCTCTGCCACAGCAGCGGCTACATCAGCCACATCTGCTGCAGCAAGTGCAGTAACCGCAGCAGCATCCGTAGCAACGATTGTAGCCAGTGCAACAGCAGCGGCAACATCAGCAACTAGTGCAGCAACTAGTGCTAGTAGCGCGGCAACATCTGCAACGGCTTCTGCTAATAGTGCAACTGCCTCAGCCTCAAGTGCTAGTGCTTCTGCAACTTCTGCTACAGCATCTGCATCATCTGCAAGTGCTGCTGCAACAAGTGCATCAAGTGCAGCCACATCCGCAACCGCTGCAGCGACATCAGCCACAAGTGCCGCGGCAAGTGCAGCAACTGCTGCAGCCGCAGTAGCCGCATCATTTGATGCTAAGGGTGACTTACTAGTAGG